TCCATGACTGACAACGGAGAAGACGCCCATCCTTCATTTATGAACCGAGTATAGCTATGCTCAGGAAAATGGTCCCAAAGACTATTGTCCGTCACTCTCCAACCCTCTTCCTGTAGGAGTGTGCCAAATTCGCTGTCATGGTACCAAAGTATATTAAATTCAGAATGGTTTTTTGAGTTGTGCTCGATACATCCTACTCGTTGAAACCCTTCATCATATAACCAATATACATTTGCATGTGTGTATTGAGGGTCTTTTGACCCACGATAAACTTCCCTTCCATCCATATTCCAGAGGTCAGAAACCACATCCTCATCATGTTCTGCGATTTCATCTGAAATTGGGTACAAAATTTTTGAATCTAAAATCGAATACATTGTTATTATTAGACAGATTAATCAAATCGTACAACAACGCGTACATCGTGTCGTCTTACTGATTTGGTTGCTGACCTAGAAAGTTCGTGTCTCTTTCTACGAGCACCTTCATCTCCCTCCTTCGGTTGAATGGTAGTCGAGCATTCTTCCATATCCTTGTGTACCTCATCGTAGTGCTCTTCTAAGAAATCTAATACCTCATCTTGAATAGCCCACTCAAAGAAATTGAGCTGACCGACTGTGGTAGAAAATCCATTGAATTGAATTCGCTTCCACCGACAGAATGGGTCGAACATCTTTTTACTGTAGGCTTTGAGATTGGATTTGTAAGTCAGATACACAATGACATGACGATTGGATTTTGTCATATATGAAACATTGTGCTTCTTCGCATAGTTGGTAACCAACCAATCCATCAATCGCAGACTGATACGAGATTCTCCACTTAGAATCGGTCGTATTCTTTCAAAATTTCCATCCTTTGCATAAAAACTTTCAAGTCGGTGTAACACCCACTGTTCCTTGCTTTGTATTGTTGTTGTATCCATAGTTGTCATTGTATTATTCGGTTTAAATTGGGTTTTCGCAGAGTTGCCTTTTATAATATAATGGAAGATGCTTTGCGTCAATGGTTGATGGATAATCGGCCATATACACGCCTGAATACAAGACTCAAACATTTTGCCCTGTTTTGTAAAACTCTTCAACCAGAACTGGGATACTGTACTATCATGCGAACCGTAAAACGAATGGCCTATAAATTATTGGAAGGGGATTTAGGTAAGATTTGGATGAGAGATAGAAATGTTGAGCGTGTAATCCGTGAATACGGGCAAAACGACCAACGTACATCTGCTTGGCACGCCAAACGAAGCGAAATGGTAACCGCATCCGAAATATATCAATTGTTTACCACTCCTGCTGCCCGTCTAGAAGTGATGCTCAGGAAATTGGAGACAACGAAGAACGGTTCGGGTGGCACATCCAACGCTCTCATCTGGGGCACACGATTTGAACCGATTGCGAAACAGATTTATGAAGAACGGACTCATTGTAAGATAACAGATGTCTCCTGTGTTCAGCATCCGAAATACTCTTTTCTTGGCGCGTCACCGGACGGTATCATCTTTCCCTTGGATGATAATGTCCCGCGTTATGGTCGTCTGGTAGAGTTCAAGTGTCCTATTTCGCGTGCTCCAAAAGATGAGATACCCATCGGCTATCAATATCAGATGCAGTTACAGATGGAATGTACTGGAATAGATGAATGTGAGTATGTGGAGTTTCGGTTCAAACAGGTCTTCTATAGTGAGTGGTTGAAGTTTGATGGATGCAAGGGATTCTTCAGTGTATCACCAGAAGGTGTTGTAAAATATGATGAGATACAGGAGTGTGAAGATACTCAATGTGTATACTGGATACTACAGGATATCAAAGAAGGGTTTGTAAAATACGACCCTGAATGGTTGCCGAAACATATTGACGCCGTTCAAGCCTTCTGGAATGAAGTGCTAGAACATCGCAAGAATGGAACATTCCCTAAAAAGCCTGAACTGCCCTCACTTGATGTATGAGCGGTATTGATTCACCTGCCAGATACTTGGAGTGCCTTGGACGGGACCCATATCATACGGAGCAGGAGTCATATGATTGGTGGATTGTTCGTAGGACGAGTCTTCCTTTGAAATAGTCTTTGCTACCTGACGAGTATCCAAGAATTCAGGTTGGAATTTTTCTTTTGAGAATGTCTGGAGGACAAACCAAAGGGCGACTAGGGCCAGTCCGAAAAGCAAGTAATGGTTCATTATTGAAAGACACGAAAAAACGAACCACTTACAATCTACGAGAAAGACAATACACAATGGAAGAGAAGGCTCTTGAAATAATTCAGATTATGCTATCCCGTCGTAGAAAGGGTTCTACCAAGGTAGAGCCTGTTAACATGGAACTTGAAAATGTGACATCGTATACGATTGGAGATGTTCTTACAATCTTTAGTCAGAAGAATAATGTTCTCGTGAATGACATTGTTAAGTTTATCAAGGCAGCAGAAGAGGGTGGATATACGAATGGAGTAATTGTTGTCTCTCTTTCACCACCATCTGCTAATGTTCTGAAGTTTGTCAAGTCTCAGGCAAAGAATCATCTTCAGTTCTTTCACATTCGACAACTTCAATTCGATATTACAACTCATCGTCTTGCCATGCCACATCGTATTCTGAATGAAGATGAAAAGACAGAAGTCTTCAAGAAATACAATATTATAAAAGCTGAAGACCAATTGCCTTGGATTGATTCTCAAGACCCAATGGTGAAGTGGATTGGTGCTATTCCTGGTGATGTCATCGAAATCGAACGACACAGCGATACGGTAGGAAAAAGTATGTATTATCGCTACTGCGCGGAAGATGTAAATGTCGCATAAGAATAATGGACGAATTGGAACAGAAATATACAGAAATTCACAATCTCTATGAAGAGGAGATATCCAACGCCATAAATGACCCTGAGAAGGCGGATATGGCAAAAATAAAGAAACTCAATCTTCAATTGACGGATATTCTTCATCAAATGATTGAGGCTCTTACAAATGTAAAAGTAGAGTCTGGAAAGATTGTGGTCTATCGAGATGAACTGCTACAGAGACTCCGCCGTATTCAGTACGAATACAATGGACTCGCGGATGCGTCGGACAATGTAGAAACACTCCGAATGATTCGCAAGACAGAATACTTGCGAGCGAATAAGGATATCAATTTTTACATGGTTTTCTTTTTAATTGCCTGTGTGATTTTGATTGTTCTTATTCTGTTTACTGTCCCGCTACCATCGCTACCCCGATTAATCCCGCAATTACAAGAGCCTTTACCATATAGGGCATTAGGGAATCCTTATGCTCGTTCTCTTTAATCTTTTTGATTCGTATATATTCGTCTTGTATTTGAGGACCTTTCTTCTGTATCATTTGAGATTCTTGATGGAGTCTATCAAGTTCTGATGTATATTCATCTTTAAAAGATGACATCATATCTTGATTTGTATCAACTCGTGCTCTCAAATTTGTGAGTGTCTCATCCAGTGCCTGCTGAGCAGATTGGTAGGCCTGTTTGTTAGCATCGTTACCTGAAACAGAGTAACGAATGTAATTCTTTTTGTAAATATCAAGGGTCTTTTGAAAGTCCGTCCAGGACATAACCGATTGTTGTGACATTATCTTGTTGCGGTAAAACAAAAATGCCAACTAGTCCATTCTTAGACCTCGGTCCTACTCCACACATCCGACCAGGAGATGCTTCCGACTACACTCGTCTTGTACGATTGAGTGCTACCGTTGCTCCTTATGTTAACAACTCAACTCCAAACTCTGCTCCCACTCTTGGATGGAAATCCAATGAGGTCTCTGCTGGTGCTCGTTTGACCACTCCAATCTATGGCAAGATCAGGGCTTTTATTCCTAATCGTTAAGTAATAGAATGGGAGCAGGTTCTTCTTGTCCAAAAGATTTTGACCAAGGCACTGGATTTTCGTGCCATCACCAATGTCCCGACCAATTCAAATATGTTCAACAACAGAACCCTTTGAGTGAATCGTGTGTATATATTTCCGATAACGAGTTCTCGTTTCATTTAAAAGGCCTTCCTATACCGAATCCTAAACAACCCGAACCTATTGCATTCGAACAGGAACGCAAACGGGTAAAAGATGAGGTTGCCAATATTCTCAACAATCTTCCAACCGTGGATAAGATTGGAGAACTTAAGAAGACCGAAGAAAAACGTGTCATAGACCATGAGGCTATTCAAACAGAATATGCTGCCTTCAGTAGTGCTGCAGGAGCAGCAAAGGATATCAAGGATACGTCTGATTCTCTGCGTGTTATGCGACCAAAGACTGCCCCCGATTCTGATTATGAACGAGAACGCCAAGCAATCATGAACATTCTAAAACACAAGCTAATTGTTATTCAAGTTGCTCTCTTTACAGTTGTAATCTGTCTGATTGAGTATCTTGTCATTCCTGCGAGCTACGTCCATGGAGTCGCACTCTTGACTTTATGTGTTGGAGGAGCAGTTGGAATCTATCTTTCAAGTATATAATGGAAGCAGTAGTTCCCGATATTGAAAAGGAAACACACGCATCGACTGAGATTCAGTCAACGATTGATAAATACAAGATGAGTTACACCAATCTTATGAATCAAGTCACCAATCAACAATCAACGGTTGAAACAGTGGATGCTGCGAAGAATAAGATTAAAGGAATTGAAGAAGACCTTCATTTTTCAGTGAGTAACTTTGGTAAGCAAATCAACGATATTCGTAATCAGATTAATATTGATAAGAAAAAGGCTCATATTGAAACTATCAATTATTTCGATAGTATTCTGAATATTCTGTTAATGTTTGCTTTAGTATTCGCAGTCTATTCCTTAGGAAAAGCAGTCTATTCTCGTATATATCCTGCTCCTTCTTTGTATACCAAAGTTTAATGGAAATAGAAGATTCGCGCACTGTTGCTGATTTTCAAAAAAAGACCTTCTGTGGTCATCCACGAGCACATGTTGTTAGGGTTCTCCTTCAAAACATTTCGCTTGGACACGCAGATTATGCCTGTTATTGGACACTGGAATTGTTGGCCTCTGGATTGGTTCACACTCTCTGGATGGCATTCTTTCAAGCCGCTGCTGTTCATATCAACCGTGCCCAACCACAAGTATTTATGTATCTGTCCGATACCTATGAGAAATACGCTCCCATTGAACAGAGTTACAGCATCTCAAATATGACCTCTATTCGTAACCATCCGGATGTTCGTCGTATTCTATGTGAAGTGGCTTCTACTCTTTCTCTTTGCCGAAAGAACAAGTTGCCATCGTTACCCACTATCAAACCCGAACACGATTTTGACCCAATTACTGTTCAAGAACAGTTGAAGGCTCCATCCTCTCTCTTTGGAAAGATGGTCCCCAAACCAAATGATCCTCTTACAGTTGCCATTCCTATCAACGAAATCTGTTACTGCCTTCGTCCAGATGTGCGAGATGTAGGCCGAACTCTCTATTGGATGTCCTGGATATTTGCTTGGTGCCGAGAGCATAAGAAACAGACCAAAGAGCATCTTCTATTCGGAAACCGTTCCGATGAATTTGTGAATTCTAAAGACGGACAACATCCAGTATGGCTTTTTTGGGAGTGTGTAAAAAAACAGACTCAACCGTATACTCGTACCTATATCGACACTCTCTACCGAATGTACTGCCTTCGTTGGTCGCCGAGCGATGCGAAATCTCGCCAACCCCTCCTGATTTCTGCAATTTTATTAGTATGTGAAGGTACCACATTTGATACCACACCTGTTACAGGAAGCACAATTCAGGTCGCGAATATCCTGAATGGTATGCCTGCATGGATTGATGCCATCGTGCGTATGAAAAAGAGTTTCCAATAAAACGGAACTATTTAAACGGAAGTATGTCGGGGTTAATGGCTTCACAATTTGTACCAACTATCTCTGCCTCTTCGGTAGCATCTATTATTGGTCTCAATAAATACAGACCAATTCCTCAGGCTATGTACGAGGTACTCTGTAAGGACAAGGTAATCAAAGAAAAGATATATCAGATTGAAAGAGCTAACAATCGCAAATCAATTGTGATGTTGAAAAATATGTTATTGGCGGATTCCAATGTGAAAGATTTCGTGACCAACGCAGTGAATTCCTGCGATGGAATGTCGAATATAGAACCGGTATTGGACCAGGCAAATGTTACAGCCAATGCTATTCTTGCTCTCAAATATCAAGAGATTCCTGCTTCGGTCCAATCTTTAATCCGCGATGAAGTGCGAGGTCAAGTCCAGAAACAAAGAGGACTAAAGAATGAGAATGCTATTCTAGACAAGTATGAAGAAGAGAATAACGTTCAAGTAATTGAAAGAAATACAAAAATGCTTAGCAAGACCTATTCCAATTTCAAATTGGTTGGCAGAACCGATGGATATGTGGCATCATTAAATAGAATCGTGGATTCAAAGGACAGAGTACGATTTGTGAAAGAACCTCCTATTTATGATGAGATTCAAATGAGGGTGTATATGGATATGGGCGGAATCCCTGAGGCAGAATTAATTGAACGCTTTCCAGATGCTCCTGTTCGCAAGACACTCTATCAAAATGACCCGGTCAAATGGAAAGCAATTGAAGACGCACTTACTCATGCGG